TTGTGAAAAGACTTGGAGAGTTTGCCAACGTTGGACTAGATTATCACCAATATTATAACATGAGAATAGGCTTACATAAAGACAATTACGTTGATGCTAACTCAATGACACGTTTGGTAGATGTGTACCAACCAACGCAAACTAGCGATGGTCAAGGTGGATATTCAACAACATTTACAAAAGTGGCAACTGTTTGGGGTGATTATAGACCACAACCACAAAACAGAGCAATACAAGAAAGTCAGTTAAGTTTTAATAGATATGCAAAATTGTTTATCCGTTGGGATTTAACAATAAGCGATACATATCAATTAGAAGTTGAAGGTCAACGCTTTACGATACATTCTATTAAGGATGTAGATAATGCGCATAGATTTTGGGAAATTGAAATGTACGCATAATGGATAAGATTACATTAAACGTAGAAGAGTTCTCTAAAATATATCAAAGGTTTAAACAATTAGATCAAGTAGCAAAAACAGAAATTAAAAATGAATTTAATTCTTCTGCTTTAAAAATACAAGCTACCGCTAAAAGATTAGCACCTGTAAATTTTGGTAACCTTAGAAATAGTATAGTTTTAACTCAAGAAGGTGATCAAAATGATTTTGTATTTACTATTGCTGCACGAGCAAAATATGCGCCTTATGTTGAGTTTGGTACTGGTTCTAAGGTAAGTGTGCCAAGTAATTATGCAGAATACGCTGCTAAATTTAAAGGGCAAAAAGGAGGCAGTTTTAAAGAAATGATTGAAGCATTAATGCTATGGGTAAAAAGAAAAGGCATAGCTAATGGGAAAAATCAAAAATCAATAGCTTATGCAATAGCTATAAGTATATTAAGAAGAGGGATTAGACCTCAACCTTTTTTAATACCAGCTTTTGAACAAGAAAAAAAGAACTTAATAAAAAGAATTAAAAACGTATTAGATGCTAAATCCTAACATAGAAATAAAAAAATGGTTTTATACGCATTTAGCAAGTGCAACAGGATTATCTATTTATGATGGTCTTGCACCAGAAAATGCAGCTAATGAATATATAGTAATGGATGGCAGAACATCCAACCAAGATCAAGGGAAAAGTGGATATACAAACTCTATTAGTATAGACGTTGACATTGTTACAAAAAGTGCTAACTTTGGCTATAAACGTGCTGAAGAAATTAGCAATTTGGTTTTAACCGCTATAAATTCAGATACTAAAATAACATTGGCGAATGGATTTTATAGTTCTTCGTTATTTGTACAAAGTATTAGAAACTTAGATGGATTAAATCCTTTAGATAACGTATTTAGAACGATTATAACATATAATATAATAATAACTCAAAATTAAATAAAATGGCAGAAACTAAAGTATCAGCTCGTGATTATATCCTTTTAGCGGATATTGATGGCGACGCAACTTTCAAACCAGTTGCTTGTTTAACAAGTAACTCTTTTACATCAACTGTAAATACTATTGATGCAACATCTAAATGTGGAGACCAATTTCAACCAGGTCCAGCATTTACACAATCATTTAAAGCAGAAGGTTTTGCAATTGATGAAACTGGAACACCAGCAAAAGATAGCTATCAGCAATTATATGCTGCTCATGCTGCAAGAACTGTTTTCTCAATGAAAATGGGTAAGGCTGTACCAACTGCAGGTGATATTACTTATAGTGGTCAAGTTTGGATTTCAAACTTTGATGTAAATTCAGATGATAAAGATGATGTTAAATTTTCTGCAACATTTGTAGTTTATGCACCACCAGTAACACAAACTGAACAAGCGTAAAAATAAAAAACTATGTTCGAACTAAAACTAAACAACAAAACAATTAATTTAAAATGGGGAACATGGGCAATGCGTGAAGTCTGCAAGGATAAAGGCATTACAATAGACCAATATTTTGAATTGATTGGAGCAAAAGTATTAGACTTAGATACTATTATAAAGTTAATTTATGCTGGTTATAAATCAGCTTGTAATAGTGATAAAAGTCCAATTGAATACACAGAAAATGATGTATGTGATTGGATTGATGAAATAGGTGGGATATTTAGCACAGAAGGTCAAATTATTGAGTATTTTAAATACATAATAATGAATACTATTACAACTGTAAGTGGAACACCTAAGGAAGAAAAAAAAAAGTCTAATAAAGCTAAGCTGGGATGATATTTTAGTTAAGGCTGCTGAATGTAATATACGCCCAAGCGAATTTTGGGAAATGACTTGGAAAGACTTTTCCATTATCGTAATGGGTAAAGAAAAACAAGAGTTAAACGAATGGGCGAGGACACGAAACCTCGCCTATATTGTATATTTAAGTAATACTTCAGAACAGACACCTAAAAGCATAAAATCATTTTGGCACATACCAGAAATTGACGATAATGAGGCAGAGGAAGAAAAAGTTATGCTTACTGATGATCAGTTAGCAAGAACTCTTAAAATGTACGGAGTAAATTAATTAAGATGGTAGAAACAATAGGTATAGAGGTCTTGTTGGGTTTAGAAGCTAATCAACTTCAAGCCGAATTAATTAAAGCTGAAAATCAATTAAAGCAGTTTCAGAATCAATTAAAAAGGTCAACAGATACTACTCAAATTGCACAATTACAAAAAGCAATTGGTAATCTAAATGGAACTATATCTAATGTAAATGTTGCGATGGGTAATACCGCTAAGAAAACTGGCGATGCTACTCAATCCTTAATAAATATGTCAAGAATTGCGCAAGATGCTCCTTATGGATTCATCGGTATTAGCAATAACTTGAACCCTATGTTGGAATCATTCCAGCAATTAGCAAAAACAGAAGGTGGAACAAAAAAGGCTTTAACAGCAATGATAGATGGACTTTCTGGTCCAGCTGGTCTTGGTGTTGCTTTAGGTATTGCTTCTTCTTTATTAGTTGTATTCTCAAAACAAATTACTGCTGCTTTTGAAGGTAGTGCTGATAAATTAAAAGGACTTAGAGAAGAATTAAAGAAACTAAACGAAGATGTATTTAAAATTGCTGGTGCTGCTCAATCAAGTCAAACATTAGGAACAATATTAGTTGGAAAAGCAACTGATACAAATAATAGCATAGAATATAGAAAAAATGCTTTAAAGAAATTTATTGAATTATACAAGGATAATGCAGAAGTACAAAGTTTAGATATAAAAGAACTTAATAAGTATAATCAACAATACTTACAAAGTATTAATAATAGAGCAGCAGTACAACAATTAGAAATTGGTAAAACTGATAATTATACTCAAGCTTTAAGTGCTGCAAACGCAGAATATAAAAAACTTGTAAAAGAAAGAGATGATTTAATCAAAAATGTATCTCCAACTTTAAAACAACAAGAAGCTGGTATAACAAAAAAGATGCTTGAAGACCAAATTAAAGCTTCTTATGTTCAACCATTAAAAAATGCAAAATTAGAAATTGATGCTGCAAAAGCGGCACTATCTGGAACAGTTAATAATTTGTTAAATTTTGGAACTCCAGATAAAAAAGGTAAAAAAGAAAAAGATGCATTTGCAGAAGAATTAGCTGATGAAACAAAACGCCTTAGGTATGAGATGTTTCAGAGAAAGCAAATGATTGATAAATTAAAAGATATTTCTTCTCCAATATTAATGGAAAAGCCTGAAGATAAGGCTAAGCGTGAAAAACAAAGATTAGCTGGTATTAAATTATTTGGAGAATCTAAAATGACTGGTGATTTTGGTGAATCATTAGTTGGAAAAACAAGTGCATTTTACGAAGAAACAAAAAAAGGAAATGATATAATTGCTGCAAATATTAATTTAACTAAGCAACAAACAGAAGCTTATTGGCAAATGGCTGATACGATTTCTAACTTTGCTACAAACGCTGTAATGGGTTTATGGGCTTCTATGGAACAAGGAATGAGTTTAGGTGAAGCATTAGGTAATATGTTTATGGATTTAGCAAAACAAATTGCTGCTGCTGCAATTAAAGCTTTAGCATTTCAGGCTATATTATCTTTAATTCCTGGTGCGCAAGGTGCAGGAATTGCAGCTGGTTCATTTACAGATATATTTAAAAGAGTTTTAGGATTAGCAGATGGCGGTATTGTTACTGGTCCAACATTAGCAATGGTTGGTGAAGGAAATGAAAGCGAGGCAGTATTGCCATTAAGTAAATTAGGAGGAATAATGCAGACAACTTTTAATGCAGGTTCAATGGCAAGTAATTCTAGAGGTGGTGGTGAATTTATATTAAGAGGTTCTGATTTAGTTTTGGCAACTCAAAGAGCAAACGTAAACTTAAATTATAGAAGAGGATAATGGCATACGCTAATAAATATAAAATAACATACGCTACAAAAACTACAAAAACTGCTTATCTATATTTATTAGAAGATGGTTATGTAGGAGATGTAATTGAATATACAGGTATTGATATTAGTTTACAATATTTACCACAATCTGATGATCCATTTGAAGTAGTATTTGCAAGTCAATTAAACGTAACAATAGATATAACCGATAATACGGCTAATATGCCTAATTTGGTTACTTTAAATGATAGAAAGTATTTTGCTAAGTTATATTTAGGCGCAGATTTGGAATGGACTGGTTGGGTATTATCTGATAATGTACAAGTAACATTTTCAACAGGTAGAAAGCAACTATTTTTTAACTGCGTTGATGGAATTGGAATGCTTAAAGACATTCCATTGCCAATCAGTAATCGTACCGAAATAAACACGGCTAATACTACCTTGTATTTTATAAGAACGGCCTTAAATAGCCTTAATTTGCCTACAATACCTAATATTGTTACAAGTTGTAACTTTTATGGTAATGGAATGACAGATAGATCAACAAGTGCAAGTGCAGAACCATTTAATCAATCATATTTACCTTATAGAACTTTTGTAAATGAAGACCAAACATATATTAGCTGTTTAGAAGTATTAACAAATATTCTAAAGTCTTTTGGATGTCGTTTATTTATGGCAGGTGGCAAATGGTGGGTAATATCAATAAATGAATTTGCTAAAACAACTATAAATTATACTGAATATACATCAGGTGGAAGCGTTGCAGCAAGTGGCACATTGACAAGAGGAAGCGAAATAGAAGGATTTACTGGTAATACAAGTAATTTATATTTTATAGATAATTCTCAATTTAAATTATTAAAGAAAGGATTTAATAAGATATTTTACAACAAACAAGTTGAAACTGCTAAAAACTATTTTTCTAATGGTAATTTAAGACCATTACAAGTTGGTTCAACATTACAACCAGAAAATTGGAACGTGAGTTGGACAGGATTAGGTTCTGCAACTTATGTAGATAATGCAGATGAACAATCTGCGGTTATTAGTTTAAATAGAGGAACAAGCGCAAGTGCGACATTACAACTTATGCCAGTAAGTGGATTAATACCTGCTGCTGGTCCTAACATTGGCGCATCCGTAAGATTAAAAGCTAGTTGGACATATTACGGACAATCTCTAAGTGGCTATCGTGGAAACGTTTATTTAAGCGTTACCGCAGGTTCTTCTTATTATGTTTGGGATGGTACGGCATGGAGTTCAACTGTTGGTGATTATTATTCAGTTCCAGCTTATACAGGTACATCAGGAAGTCAAATTAATTCATTTAGTTTTGAAACTGGAGTAGTTCCAATTGCAGGGAAAATAGGTTTTGCGATTGCAGTTGAAACTGGTACAGGTGAATTTATTCAAGTAGGTGATTTTAAACTAGAAGTAATTCCTTTACTTAGTCAAGTTAATTATAGTATTTATCAAAATACGACAAGCCAATATTCTAAAGAAATAGAAATACCTTATGGAGTATATTCAGCGACTGGAACATATCCAGTTGAATTAGGGGTATATCAAAGTAGCACAGGTGCAGCGTTTAACTATTGGTACGAATATGGAAAAGCAACGACTTATCCTAGTTTGATAGGTTTAATGATGCAGCAATATATGAATGTATTTGGCAAGAACATTATAAATTTAGATTGTTCATTGTCTAGTTTTGAAACATCTAATGGATTTATCAATGCTTCAAAATCATTTACGGCATCAGATACAGACCCAGCGCAAATAAACGTATCAGAATTAACTTATATGTTAGGGAATAGCACAATTGACTACGCAACTGATGTAACACAAGCGACATTATTGCAGATTTCTGATACAGATATAACGGCAACTAATACGTATCAATTGTTTTTCAATACTCTCATTTAATTTGGTAAATTTGTAATATGTCAGACAAAGTAATAGGTAAAAATATAATGCTATATAAGTATGATGCAGAAACGGAAACGGATATACCTTTTGCGTGTTCTACCAATTGTACTTTTAGCGTTAATGTAGATCAAAAAGAAGTAACTTCTCAAAGTTCAGCATGGTATCGTGAATATAGAAACGATGTTGCAACTTGGACAATTAGTTGCGATGGTTTAATAACTTTAGACGGATATGGTTATTTGTTTCTTTTACAACTTCAACAATCAAGAGAAAGCATTGTGGTAAAGTTTGTAATTGACAACGGAGTTGATGGGTTAGTTATCATTAGTGGTTCTTGTAATATGACAAGTTTAACAATAAACGCACCTTACAAGGACATTGCGACTTATTCGGTTAATTTACAAGGATCAGGTGCATACGGAACAAGTGGAACATCAATTAATCCAAGTGGAGTGGTAATCGTAGGTGGTTCGGTTTACTCAAAAGGATATACTGCGGCAGGTGCTGAAACGACAATAACTTGGGCAGATATGATAGGTAAGACTTGTCTTTATGTATCAAGAGGTGGTATTGACGTTCAAAATATAATAGTAAGTGGTACTCCTATTAACGAAGAAGTTAAATGGAATACTGCAACTGGAGTTTTAACATTCAGCCGTGCATTGGAAAGTGGTGAGTATGTAAGGGCATTATTTCAATAGATAAAATTAGATAAATGAGCAATCAAATAGTAATAACGAGTGGTGCTAAAGTAAGAAGTTTAGAAGGTGTTTTAACAGGTTCAAGTGGCATTGTTGGTTCAGTACCTTTAGGTGCGGCTAATGGTGTTGCAACATTGGATTCAATGGGTAAAGTTCCTTTAAGTCAACTTCCAGCTTCAGTTGTTACCTATTTGGGAACTTGGAATGCAGCGACTAATACTCCAACTTTAACAAACGGAGTGGGTGATATTGGTGATTTATATATTTGTAACGTAGCAGGTACAGTTAACTTTGGTGCTGGTCCTATTACATTTTCGGTGGGTGATTGGGTTATTTACAATGGAACTCAATGGCAAAAATCAGCAGGTCAAGCAGGTACAGTTACATCTGTTGGCTTAACATCAACGGCAGGTGCATTTTCAATTACCAATTCTCCAATCACGACAAGTGGAAACATTGGTTTGAACTTTTCAGGCACAAGTGCTCAATATGTTGCAGGTGATGGATCATTAGTTACTTTCCCTTCAATTATTACTCAAGCACAAAACTTAGTAACTGAAGTTTATAATGAAACTGGTGCTACATTAACAAAAGGTACAGTTGTTTACATAAACGGAGGGCATGGAAACTTGCCAACTGTAACTAAGGCTTTAGCTACAAGTGATGCAACATCTGCTCAAACTTATGGTGTTGTAAGAGCAGACATAACAAACATGAATAATGGTTATGTTACTGTTATTGGTAACTTAGAAAATATAGATACTCAAGCATATCCAGCAGGAACTCAATTGTATTTAAGTTCTACAACGGCAGGTGCTTGGACAAGCGTAAAACAATATGCTCCTGCACATTTAGTTTATGTAGGTATTGTGGTAAGAAGCCATCCGACTCAAGGTGTTGTTGAGGTTAGAATACAAAACGGATATGAGTTAGATGAATTACATAACGTATCTGCTCAAACTCCATCAAATAATCAAGGTTTATTCTATAATAGTTCAAACTCTTTATGGGAAAATAAATCTATTGCAACTGCTTTAGGTTATACTCCTGCTGATGATAGTTTGGTTGTTAAATTAGCTGGTACACAAACAATAACTGGTACAAAAACATTTAATATTGCAACAATTAATGAATCAGGTATATTATTAAAAAATGGTTATGGAGCATCAGCGTCTGGTTATACTGGATTAGGTGCAGCAGCAGACCAATTATGGATTTCCGTAACAGCGGCAACACATATTTTTAATTTTCCATCTACAACTGGAAGAACGTATTCTTTTCCTACTGCTACTGGTACTATTGCACTTACAAGTGATATTCCTAGTTTAACTGGCTACGTTCCTTATAGTGGAGCGACAACAGATTTAAACTTAGGCACATATTCATTATTTGCTAATAGTTTAAATGCACAAGCCTTAGGGTTAAATGTTCCTACAGGTGGTGGTAATCCAGCAATTACTTTTTATATAAATTCAGTATCTACAGGTGTTATTTCAGCAGGATCAAGTACATTAACATTTAGTGCAAAAAATACAGGAGGTTTCCAATTTCAAAATCCTTCAAATGCTACTATTTTTTCTATTAGCAATACAGGTGTTTTAGGTAATGGCACATATTCATATACACTACCAAGTGCAACAGGTACCTTAGCTTTAACTTCTAATCTTAGCTCATACGTTCCTTATACAGGAGCAACTGGTAACGTTGACTTAGGTGCGAATAATTTAACATTACAACACTTAATTGCTAATGGATTAACTGGAGTTTCTGGCACTTTACAATTAAAACAAAATACAGGTTTTGCAGTATCTAATGGGTTTACATCTATATATACAACTGGTAACAATGTTGCATTTACTGCTGCAAGTTCAGGTGGAACATATTATACCGCAATATTTGGGTTATCATCACTTTCTTCATCAAGAACATACACTTTACCAGATGCTTCAGGCACAGTTGCATTAACATCAAATCTTTCTAGCTATGTACCATATACAGGTGCGACTAGCAATGTTACTTTAGGTACATATGGCATTAGTGGTAATGCTGCATCTTTTACTGGATATATTCAAACTGATGCAAACTTATTAATTAAAAATGTAGGTAAAATAAATACTATTTCTGGATATAATGCAATATATAGTTTAGCAAGTGGGTTTGGGATAGGATTTAGTGATTTTGATAATCATGATTCAATATTTTCATTTAGTACAGCTGGTGATTATACTTATACATTCCCTGCATCAAGTGGTACTATTGCTTTAACATCAAACCTTTCATCTTATCTACCTTTAAGTGGTGGTACATTAACTGGTGCATTGAATGGTACAAGTGCTACATTTAGTTCAATAGTAACTGCAACTGCTGATTCAAACGCTGCTGCATTTATAGCATTAGCAAGAAGTGCAGATGATTTATCTCAAATTAGATTTAACAATAATGCTAATAGCAATACCAATGCTATAATAAGTGTAAACAAAGTAGGTAGTAATGGTGGAGAATTTTCAATATCAACAAAACCTGATGGAAGTCCTCTTTCTACAAGATTAACAATAGCTTCTACTGGTGCAGCAACATTTGCAAGTAATATTATAGGGAATGCAACCGTTATTGCAAGTACTGGATTAAGAGTAAGAAAAAATACAACATCTGATGGAGCGACAGATTTAGGTATATTTTATTCAAATAGTGGTGATACATTTTATTTATACGATTGGAATACTGCAACAAAAGGGTTAGCACTAAACACTGGAACTGGTGCTGCTACATTCTCAAGTACAATTGCATCATCAACACATACAATATCAAGTGCCAATTCCACTCAATTAACGATTACCAATACCGAAGCATGGACGAATGGTTCAATAGCAGAAATAAGGGGTCATAATGTAATTGGAATAAATCAATTAAGAAGTGGTACAACTAATGGATTATATGTTGGAGCAGTAAGCGGTTCAATACCAGCTATACAATCAGCAGACCAAAGTAATAATGCTATTAGTTTATCTATTAATCCATTTGGTGGAAATGTAGGTATAGGAACAACAAGCCCTCAAAGACCTTTACACGTTAAAGGAGTATTTGAAATTGAAGACGGAACATCAAGTTATTATTCATTAATATATCAAAGCACTCAAGCCCTTGCAATTGAAACAGAAAATGCAACTGCAATCACTTTAAATACAAATGCTACAGAAAGAATGCGTATTACAAGTGGGGGTAGTTTACTTTTAAATTACACTGGCTCTACTGGAGATAATTTATACATTGTAGGTAAGGATGGATATTGGATGGCAACAATGGCTGGAAGTAGTACAACAGGTAATTCTTTTGGTTTAAATATTTTAGCTGGTACTAATAGTTCAGACCAATCACTTTTAGTAAGAAGTGTTGGAGGTTCAACTTATTTTAGAGTTAGAGGTGATGGAATGATATTTGCACAAGGAGTTTATAGTAACACAACTGGTTCTTCTGCTAATGTATGGGTTGATACAGATGGAACATTAAGAAGGTCTACTTCATCATTAAAGTATAAGGAAAATGTACAAAATTATTCAAAAGGATTAGCAGAGGTAATGCAATTAAGACCAGTATCATATCAAGGTAAAAGTGATGTTGATAGTGGAAAAACATTTGCTGGTTTAATAGCAGAGGAAGTACATGAATTAGGATTGACTGAATTTGTGCAATATGCAGAAGATGGAAGTCCAGATGCTTTGGCTTATGCAAGTATGGTTTCTCTATTAACAAAAGCAATTCAAGAACTAAAATCAGAATTAGACGAATTAAAATCTAAAATAAATTAATATGAAACAATGGGTTATAAGTTCAATGCAAACAATCCCTCAAACTGAAGGATTATTAGATGTCGTTTGTTGTGTAAATTGGAGAAGGTCAGCTACAACTATTGTAGATGAAAAAGAGTATTACACAGATGTTTACGGAGCAATGGCTTGTCAAACTCCAAGTTCAACAGACTTTACTGCGTACCCAGACTTGACCTATGAGCAAGTATGTGGCTGGTTGGATTTGGGTCTCCCTAAAGATGAAATTGACGCTAATTTAGATGTTCAATTAGAAAACTTAATTAATCCACCAGTAGTTACATTGCCTCTACCATTCCAAAATCCATAAATAGTTAGTAGCTTTGGCAAAAACTATAATATGACACCAAAAGAAAAAGCACAAGAATTAGTAAAAAAATATGAAATACAATTTTTATCATTTGGCGATTATTTGCCAACTATAAAAGCTAAACAATGTGCATTAATAGCAGTAGATGAGATAATAAAAGCATCGCCAACTAATCCATTAAAAGGAGGATATATAGAATTATATTCAGATATGGTTGATGAAGCTATTGATTATTGGCAAGAAGTAAAACAAGAGATTGAAAAGCTATAATAAAAAATAACTTAAATTTGTAAAAAATAATCATATGACATTAACAACAGAACAATTACAGCAATTAGAAGCGATACTCCTTGAGACGCCATTTCGTTACGCACAACCTATTTTGCAAATCTTACAAAAGGCAGCTCAAGAGCAAGCAGCAACTGAACAACCTAAAGAAGAAGCATAATGATCCGAATTAAGGACATTTTATTGGTAGCCATAGTATTCGTATTGTGGCTACTTTTTTTTAGAGATGCCAAGTATGTAGGTAAGGCAGACTTTAGTGATATGCGTAACTACCGAAAACTGGTAGAAGTTCATGACACAGTTTTCCAGGAAAAAACTTTGACCAGATACAAACAAGGAAAAGATATACAATCGTATATCATTTTAACCGATACCGAGAAGGTAGAAATACATGATACAATAGAGGTTTTATCCGATTATATGCGTAAATATGCATATAACGACACTATTTATCAGGATAGTAATAACTTTGTGATTACAGATACAATAAGCCAAAATAAGATACTTTCTAGGTCTTTTAAGGCTAATTTGACTGAAAAAACCATCATTACCAAGCAACTTTATGTAGAGAAACCTAAGAATACCCTTTATTGGGGCTTTAGAGGCGATTTTAGACCATCTAATGGCTTACAAGTAGTAAGTCCTTCCTTGATGTTAAATGCCAAAAATAAGGCTCTAATTGGTCTTAGTTTAGATTTATATAAAAACTACGGTATTGGCTACTCAGGTAGCTTATACTTCAAAATTGGTAAAAAATAAAAGATGGCTCCGAAAAAAGGCTTAAATGTGAGTGCTAATCCTCTTCCGATTAGCTTTAAAGACTTCGCTAAAAATCCCATTGTGGGAACCCTATTCCTAGTTATTGTAGGAATTTCTGCATTATATGTAGACATTAGAGGTAATTTCAATAGCAGAATTGACAATCAAGAACAGCGTATCAATAACCTTGAGTTTAAGGATAGCCTAAAGACTCAAGCCCTAATAGAGTGT